CTAACTGATTCATTAGATCAGTAGCAAATTTTTCGTAATTAGTTCCGTCCCATTTTTCAATAATTGTCTTTGTGATGTTAATAGCAAATTTACTAATATCATAAACAAGTATTTTACTGTATTTGTCGCATCCTAATTCAAATGCATATATTAACGGTGTTAACCCTGCGGCTGGTACAACTAGTGTATCCCATTTTTCATCCCATTCTGGGTATTGTAATTTTCTTCTTTCAACTTCAAGATGAATATCTCTTAAAGGCTCCGTATTAGCAATAAAAAATATATCTAAATCAATTTGCTCCATAACACCGGATAAGTGTCTAGGTCCATCTTCTTTTATTTCTGGATAAGAATAGTGTTTTTCATCTCTAATATTTTTATTCCAGGATACAATTCTTTGTTGATCATCTAATAAACTTTTTACTAAATTCCAACCTGTATGTTTTGCATTATATGTTTTATTATTTTTACCTGGTCCAATCCAATGAGGTGTATAATCGTCATGCCAGTTAGAAATACTCCTAGCAGGTTCGATTGCTTCTAGTGGTTTATTTTCTGGTGAGCCCCATGCTGGTTTGCCTGCTTTTATCCACCAATCAACATCAATCATAAATGCTTGTGGATGTAAAGAATAATACTCGTCACCTTTATCAACTATATGTCCAATAAAAGTTGCATCTTTATTATCTTCATAAAACTGTACAAATTGTTCTTTAAAATTAGATAAAGGAGTTGTTCCTTGTTTGAACACTAATATCTTTTTATATTTTTTCTCAACTGCATTTTCTAACAAACCTTCTATAGTGTCATTGGCCATCTGCTCATGGAAATAGAATCCCAATTCCATTGACCAGTAGTCTGTTAAGTTTTTAGTGTATCCTCTAGCGAAGTCGTCTTTAATGCTGTTATTGTATAGCCAGCCAAATCCTAATTCTTTTGATTTGCTCTTATGTTGCCACCATTGATGTCCAAACATGTTTAACATATATATTTCCTTTATAGTATATGTTTATTTATTCTATAATTTTTTGCAATGTTTGAGACTTAAAGTCTTCTAATGTAGATGTGTTAGATAATTCAATATCAAAATTCCAACCTGCCCAGCTCCATTCACTTTTATGTACTTCAGGAAATACAATAGACATACTATTGTGCTCTACATTATTTGCACCTGCTTGATTAATACTAGAAGCAGTAGCCCACCAAAGTGGTTTATCATTTCTCCAAACAACTGCGGTTGTTCCACCTAGGTTCTTAATTGCTTTAAGCTCATTAAAAAATCTACAGTCACTAATAACAACATTTTTTGTACACATCTCAATTTGACGTTCACATGCCGCTACCCAAATGTCTGGGTGGAAGTGTGTTCTTAATACATCAGTACCTACGTGTTGTAATGCAAACCGTGGAGTAAAATTAGGAATATCTAAACGTTCGGCCCACCACTCATCAACAGTTTCTCTCCATACTCTGCTTTCTGATGTATTTCCTTCTAGTAGGATTCTATCCCAACCAAATATATTTGCACATGCATCTTTTAGCACTCCTGCAAAACTAATACGTTGAAAGCCTTGTTCTATGAGAAAACCTGCGGCAGTGTCTTTGCCGTGACCAATGAGGCCACATATACCAATTACCTTTTTCATAAACTTATTATAGTGGGTTTTTAATTATTTGTCAATAACAAAATTATTGTTTTTAAGTTTTTCAACTACTTCTTCAAATTTTTCACCTAATACTTTAATTCTTAGATAAATTCTTTCTCTTTTAATAGTAGGTACACCGTGTACTGTCATTCCATTAAATAAAGTAGGATGCTTATTGCTATAGTAATGATTGTATTCAATATCTAAATCATTCCATCCATATTTCTTTTCATAGTTAACATTTCGTTCTGGAGTAACTCCAACTCTACTGTAGAAACTAATTGGTTCACCTGCATCTTCTGGTTCAATAGGAAACATTATTCCACACCACATATAATGATCTGTATGGGGATGGAAGCTATAACCAGGGTCGTAATGTAATAGATCAATATCACGTGGAGCAATGGGTTGTTTGAAGTTAAACATATTAACGTATTTTTCTATTACTGGATAGTCAAGTAAGTTTTTGCCTTCAGTTTTTTGTACTGCAATAGCGTTCATACCTGCTCTACCTTTAAATTCTCTTTTTTCTGGAGAAAGGTATTGCATATAATCGCCAAATTGCATTATATTGTGTTTGTGTTGATTTACAAAATCTAATAGTTCTAGCCTATCGTATGTTATTTCATCGATAGTACAGTGGTGGTTGCCAAGTTGCATTGTTATCCTATTACAAAACCTAAACCTGTACTTCCATCGTTGTATAATGTTAGTTCAATTTCAAGTTTATCAATCTCTGCCTGTGCATCTGCTCTAAGTTGATCTGCGTTCATTGTAGTACCACCTTGTGGTCCTGCAATCTGTGTAAATTTACCACGTGCTTCTGATAGTATTAGTTTAGCATGAGCAAATGCATAATCCTTTAACCAAGGACCTGCATATGTATCTTCTAATAGACTTTCTGTTGGTCTATAGTTGTAGCAATGCAATACTGCATTGTCATTTGCTTTAATCTTACGTTGTAAAATTAACCTTTTATCTTGTGGACGCCAAGTAAACATTATTTCAGCACCAAATAGTCTACCCATTGTTTCTCTATTTTGTTGTAAGAAATCAAATGATGCTAATCCACCATTTCTACTACTTCCTAATAGATATGTATTAATATAAGCGGCTTGGAATGGTTCTATATCGTTACCTGTTCCACTACTTACACCAGTTGTTCTACGATAAATGTCACGAACTTCCATTACTTCATCTGGTAAAGTATATTCACTCTGATCTTTTATCATATCTAATATAATAAAACTTTCCTCAACTGCATTTTCTGCACGTTGTCTATACTTTGATAAAGATTTGTCTATTGCTAGCTCATAATGTTCTGGATCTAGCTCAACATCAATCATTCCACCACCTAGGCGAAGTTCTATTTCTTTTTGAAGTTTGTTTGATGCACTCATTTAAGTTATTCTCCTGCTGTATGTATTTATCATAACAACTAGAAATTTATTGTACGTTTACCAAACCTTACAGGGTTATTTAAACACTCTTCTAGGTATTTTCTAGCTACATTTTGCCATATTGGGTACTGATCGTTTTTAATATCATCAATAAACATTATCTGTTCAAAATTTGTATCTTTATACAATGAACAATAATGTTTAGCATATGTGGAGTCTACTAGTTCAAGTTCGTCTTTGAATGAACTTGTATTAATTATACCAGGTGTGTGATTAGTGTATGTTAATCCATTCCAAGCATCATTGACATTTTGAAAAGGAGTATATGGTTGATCAGCATCTGGATAATTATAGTCTATATGTATAATTTCATTTACTTCTTGACGTTGTGCCCATCTTGCAAACATTCTACTTTTGCCAGGATGTACATTAACTCTTCCTGGAATCCAATACGCAACTGGCTTGTAAATTATATCTTGATCTGCCATATACAAATTCTGTATTAAAAACCTGCATTGTTGCCCTGTGTACGTATGCATAAAATTTCTATTGGTGTTAATAAAGAATTCAAAATGCTTATCTATTTGTTCCCAATTTTTTCTTACAAATGTTACCCAAGGTTCTAGTGTTATATTAACAAGTTCTGGAAGACTTAACTTATAATTACTAAGATTGGATGCGTCGAAATAACCTATGTTTCCGCCGCATTCTATGTGATTGTCGTACCATTTTACAAAGTTACTATATGCAATATCCATGCAACTATTTATTAAATGTTGCTACTAGTATTACCTCTCCATTTATACGACCGTTTAATTTAGTTTCTGTTGTTTTTAATGTTTCAAACAATTTCTCTGTTTTAGCTCTTGTAGCTTTTTTAACTTCTGGTAAGAATTCAGCAGTTTTACGAACAGTACGTTGTACACTTTTTTCTTCATCGTATCCAATTATAGTAGTTCCTTTAACACTTAGTCCACTACCTTCTCGTTGTAATCCCATAGGGTCTACATTTTTAGCATAGTACATTCCAATCTTACGGTTCTTAGTGTTAAAAACCACCAGTATACGGGCGTAAACAATATCTGCTGGTGTTATGCTACCTAAACCATATTCGGTGTCTGTTTGCTTAAATTTGAGCTTCTTAACAACATCCTCTGGACTCTTTATACGAGTTTTACGTGGCTTACGATTTGCTTTACTTTCTGCTTCAACAATATCACATGCATCTACTATTTTACGATATACTTCTAGTAGTGATTTTTTCTGCTGAGTATTAAGATGGTTGTATCCTTCTTCTAGTTGCTCACGCCAGTCGTCAATTTTATCTTTAGGAACTTTAGTATTAAGTTCAGTGTATTCTTCTAGTCCATGAATGTATCCTTTACGTATGATACGTGCATGGGCTTGTTTAACACCTGCTCTGCGAAACATCTCAACTGGAGCAAAGTCTTTTACAAATTTTAGATCATATCCAGAAGTAACCCAATCATCTAGAAACTGCTCAACTTCATCAGTCATTAGCATTGCGGCTTTGTGTAGCAAATCTTGTATTGTAGGTTTATACACATTCGCAGTTCGACTAGCTTCGGCTTCAGCTTTTTCTTCAGCTTCGTCTACAAAGGTTTTACCTTCTTCAATTGCATTGTCAATACGTGTTTTAATATACGTAGAAATTGGTTGTGGTGTTCCACCTGTACCAGGAAGACTTTCCCAATAAGCGTTCCATGCTAAGTGTATATCTGGACAACCCATTGTAAGCATACGACAGTAATATCCTGTCACTGCACTTATTGATTGACTCTTTGATGCTTTTACACATTTAATATCTTTTTTTGTATATTCATTAGCAAGCATCCAATCATACGCATACTCAACTAAGTCGCTTGCTTTGTAATTGCGATAATAATATTCAGTTGCATGCTGTCTTTTAAGATGATACTCTTTGCCAGACCAACCGTCTGCACCTTCCCATGAAGGATCTTGTAATGAACCTTTACGAACTCGTTGTGAAGGTGCTCTTGCTTTTTTCTTTTTAGTAGCCTTGGGTAATGCCATGCTTATACTCCGTGATAATCTTCGAACATATGACGATCTATTTCGTCTGCTTTATTTTGATACTTATCAATTAAGTACAAAACTTCGCTTGTTTGAGGTAATTTTTTTAATTCTTCGATGAATTCTAACAACTCCATCATATTATGATTACTCCTGTGAATGTTCCAAGTATACGGCTTCTAGTTTATAGTGTCAACCTTTTTGAATCCAAAATTTGCAACTACATGTTGATTACCTGTTGAATCTTCAACAATATCTCCAACACTAACACTATACATACGAGATAAACGTTCAATATTTTCTTCTGGACCCATGTTACCTGTATGAAACACACCTTCTAAATTATCAGCAGTAATGTTTGACACGTGTGTATAGTATCCACGATTGAAAGCATCTGCGGCAACTGTACCTGTGTCATTTTTACTAAAGCTCATATCTAATTTTAATGATTGCTTATGAACAGCATCATGTCCTTCAGCATTAATCAAATCTACTTCTGCATCTGTTAGGTGAATTTGGTATAATTTAAATGTTTGCATTACTGACTCCTTTAATTAACTATACATATAGTATACGATAAGACGTCTTGGTTGTCAACCTTTAGTCGTCAGAAAAAACCCAATGAAATCAATGGGTTACAATTTTTTTAAATTTATTTTGATTTATAATGAATTAATTTGTCATAATATAGTGCTAAGGTAGCCCATATTGCGTCTGGATACAAGTTAGTATACTTGTTTCCCATTTTATGATAATTTTCCCATACTGTTTTACTTGCATCAAACTTACTGTAGTATTTCCAAAATTCTGTATCAGTTCTATCGCTTAACATATAATGATGTTTTATATATGTACTATTATCATTCCATACATTACGCATTGCTCTATTGTACGTATTAGCCCCATAGCCACGTTGTAAGCACCGTACAAGCGTTGTTATACTGAATTGCGTCATAAACAATGCATTACTTTCCAAAGGGTCTATAAAGCCGTTACTAAGCCCTACTGCAACTACATTATCATGCCAAGGATTAGATAGAACACTAGGATTCCATTTTAATAGTCTAGGACTTTTTCCCATAAAGGGAGTTCTGTGTGCATTTACTTTATTAAATTCTGCAAGTGCATCTTCGTCTGTTTGATGTTTACTACTAAACACATAGCCTGTTCCAATTCTATTTGTTAAATCAATAATAAATTGCCAGCCGTTGCTACGTGCTACGCTTTGTGTATATCCTTGTACATCGCTGTCTTGTAATTCAAAAGGACACACCCATGCTTTATCTACTAAATGATGTTCAAGTGTTACTTCTGTATTATCCTTTACAAACTTTCTACGGAAACCTGTACAGTCTAAATATAAATCATATCCCTCGGGTAACTCGTCTAAAGTGTCTATAATGTGTGTTACATTTTTACAATTGTTTTTAACTATGTCGCCTGCTTTTTCAGCATCTAAGTGATAAGCAGTTGCTTGCCAACCACCCTTGTGATATAGTTGATCATTAATATTGTGCTTATCTACTGTGCCGGAATCATATTGTTTCTTCCATTTATCAAATACATTATTATCATTAAACCAAAATGTAAATGCAAATTCATCTCCACCTGGTTTATTCCATTGACTTTTTATATTGCCAAATTTCTTTTGTGCATTACTTTTTTCCATCCACTCATCTTCAGACATTCCCATGTCTTCAAAGAATTGTGCAATTTGAGGTAATGTACTTTCACCTACACCTATTATAGGAATATCACTACTTTCAATAAGTGTGATATCATAATCTGGGAATTGTTTTTCTAAATAGCCTGCAGCCCACCAACCTGTAGTTCCGCCGCCAATAATACAAATTTTCATAGTTGTTCCTTATATGCATTATTTATAATAACGCAGGCATATTTTACCTGCGTTATTGTATTTTTATTTTTCTTCAATTAGTCTTTCAAACTCTCTCAAACGTTTATATACGCTTGCTAGTTCAATAATAGTAGGCCATGCTTTAAGTATATATTGCATTGAACCTTCTACTCTGCCAAAAGCTCTAATAATTTGTTGCATTACACCTAGTGTTACAACACCTGCTACAATAGCTGGTGCTAAGAACACATAAGCACTTAATACATTTGCTTGTAAATATGAAATTCTACCTATATTAAAATACAAGTATCTAATATAAGATTTAAAGTGAATACTTCTTACATCATGGAATAATTCATCAATTCTCTTAGGACGAATTGTTACATCATCTTCTGCAATTACAAGTATCTTCCTGTAAGCTGCTTCTTTCTTTTGTAAATCATATTCTACTCCAACTAGACGTAATAACCAACCTAATCCAATTAAGAATATTGTTCCTCCAATACTCCAAACTAAAGCACCGGTTACTAGTCCATATTGCCAATCACCAAAGAAGAAGATTGGAATACCAACTGATAGTCCTAACAGAATAGGAACAAATTGTATTAGAACCATTACTGATTCAATTAAACTTGTACCAAGTCCTTCCATAATACGACTAAACTTAATAGTATCTTCTTGTACACGTTGAGCTGCACCTTCAATTGTACGTGCTTTATCGTATACGCTATGATACCATTCAACCATTGCTGCTCTCCATCTAAACAAATAGTGTGCAGTAAAGTAACTAACAACTACGGCAATCAAAACATAAATTGCAGCCAAGTAAATAAAAGTTCCTAAACTACTCCAATATTCAGTAATTGTAATAGCGTTTGGTGCACCAAGTGCTTTTTGAATCATATCGTAAAACTGTCCAAACCATTCGTTAATTTTAACGTCAATTTGAACTTGTATCCACAATGAACTTAAAATAACAGCTGAACCCAGCCACGACCATAATCTCCATTGTTTTTGTGTGAAAAATCTAAACATTTTCTTTTCCTTATATAAAATGTAGAATTAACTACATACATATCTATTTATCGTAGCAATAGGATGTCTAATTTGCATAAATACAATATAACAAGGAAACCTGCATGCCAAGATTAAGTTTATATAAACCATTTAAAGGTAACGACTATAAGTTTATGGATCACGCAATACGTGAACAATTCGATATAGGCGGTACCGGAATACACGTACACAAGTACCTAGGACCAGATCCTAAAAGAGATAGTAAAGATCCTAGTGAGCCTAATTACGGCAGTGGACTTGAGATTGATAATATTACAGGCGAAGAAATTAATCCTGAAGGTTTAATTGACGAAACAAACATACAAGACTTACTATTCATGGAAAACAGAGATCGTAAATACGATCCTGATGTATTTGAACTACGTGGTGTATACAATGTTAGTGACAATGACTTTGATTTAACACAATTTGGATTATTTTTAACAAACGATACACTGTTTATTAGTTTTCATATTAATGATATGGTAGAACGTATGGGTCGTAGACTTATGCCAGGTGATGTAATTGAACTGCCACATTTACGTGATGAATTATTACTTACAAACGACAGAGATGCTATTAATAAGTTTTATGTTGTACAAGATGCCGCAAGAGGAAGTGAAGGGTTTTCACAAACTTGGTATCCACACATTTGGCGTGTTAAAGTAGCACCACTAACAGATACACAAGAATACGCAGATATACTTGGAACTGCTAGTGATCCAAATAGTCTTAAAAATGATATCAGTGCATACAAAACAGAACTTAATATTAGTAATGCTATTGTAAAAAGTGCTGAAGCAGCAGATCCGTTAGGATTGCCATTAGCTGATCATTTATTTGGCGTAGACAATACTACTAATGAATACAATCACGGAGAATCACTAGAACAAGGTGATCAATTTCCAGTTGCACCAAACGAAGGCGAGTATTTTGTAAGAACAGATTTTACACCTAATAGACTTTTTGTGAGACGAGGTAACAAATGGCATAGACTATATGATAATGTTACTGATCAAACATGGAGTGATAGAACATATAATGCAAGTAGCTTTATCAATAATAATGCTACTACAGTTATTGACGATAAAGAGTTTCCTGAAAAGCAAGCACTTAGTCAGGTAATTAAACCAAAGAGTGATTTTTAATAATGGCACAACAATACTTTTACGATAAACAAATTAGAAGATACATTCAACAGTTTATAAGACTGTTTAGTGGATTCAGTGTTGAAATGGGTAAAAACGATCAAGACTTATCTATATTTCAACAAGTACCTGTACGTTATGGAGACATCAACAGAATGGCTGCACACATAACAAGAGAAAACAGTGAAAATATTATTAATACTGTTCCATTTATAAGTTGTTATGTAACTTCATTAGATATGCTACCAGAAAGACGTACATACCAAGATCATGTTGATAAGGTTCAAGTTTTTGAAAAGAAATATGATGACGAAACTGGAGAGTATACTAATGAACGAGGCAATAGCTATACTGTTGAAAGACATGCGCCTGTTCCTTACATGCTACAAATGAATTGCGATATTTGGACTTCAAATACAGATCAAAAATTACAGTTAATGGAACAAATATTAGTATTATTTAATCCTACATTAGATATAAGAACAAACGATAGTCCAATTGACTGGACTGCATTAAGTCATGTAGAATTAACTAATACAACGTGGAGTACTAGAAGTGTAGGATCAAGCATAGATGATATTATTGATGTTGCAACTTTAAGTTTTAATATACCAATACATATTAATCCTCCAGCTAAAGTTAAACAACAAAAATTAATTCATACAATTATAAGTGAATTATATAATTTAGATGACACAAATTTAGACTTGTTCAGAGAAGAAAAGTCTTTTGATACGCAAACATTACAATATACTATTGTAACATACGAAGATAGAAAAGTGAAATACGAAGATGGAACTTTACAATTATTAAATGCAAATGGGCAAAAACTTGACAACGATGGTTTAATACTAGACTGGACAAAAGAGTTAAAACCCTTTGGTGAATTAAGAACTGGAATAAGTCAATTAAGGCTTAGAAAAAATTCAGTTACAAATCCTAAATCAGACGATATAATTGGTAAACTTGATTTTCATCCTAGTAACCCAAATCTATTAACAGTTGATGTAGATCAATCAACTTTACCAACAAACACACTAACGGCTGTAAATGCTATTTTAGATCCAGTTATTAATTATCCTGGAGATGGAACAGTACCAGCTGCTGTACTAGGACAACGATACATTTTAATTAACGATACTCCTAGTAATCAGTTGTTAAACGTTGTTGCACACAAATATGATATTATTGAATATAATGGTTCGGCATGGAATGTAAGTTTTGATGCTTCAACAACTGTAGACACTCAATATGTAACTAATGTGGCAAGTAACGACCAACTTGAATGGAACGGCAAAGAGTGGGTTAATAGTTATGAGGGAATTTACAATGCAGGGTTCTGGAGACTCTATCTCTAACATCGACGACCCATGTGACGATGTAAGCCATTGGATAGGAAAAATATGATAATAGCAAGTGGTTGTTTATTTTTAAGCACAGACACCGGAAGAATAATGCTTCAGCAAAGAAGTGGTGAAGTTAATCACCCACGTACATGGGGTTTTTTTGGAGGTAAAGCTGAAAAAGGTGAAAGACCAAATGAAGCACTACTGCGTGAAATAGAAGAAGAGCTTGGATTGGTTCCTGATATCAAAAAAGTTATTCCTATTAATAAATTCACTAGTCCTAATAAGAAATTTGTTTACCATACATTTTTAGTTACAGTTGAGGAAGAATTTATTCCTATTCTTAATAATGAAAGTGATGGTTATTGTTGGATTAAAATTGGTAATTGGCCTAGACCGTTACACCCTGGTGCAAAAATACAATGTAATTCAAAACAGTTTGTTAAAAAGATAAAAACAGTATACGAACAGTTTACTACATCTTTGGATTAATAATACCCATTTCTTTTCTATTAAATATATTATTTAAAAAAGAATTAAATACTTCTTCACTATCGTATTGATGAATATCACTAAAGTCTGGATCAATGTCATACATCTCAGAGTTTGTTCTCATGTTATGTGAAAAACCCAAAGCAGTTGCCGTTTCTTTCCAACCATAATAACGTTTTAAATCAAAGTTATTTTTTATTTCATCACATTCTATAGCAATTTGTTGTAACATTCTTTCATCATTCTTATACCATGTATATATTGGATATGTGATATCCCATCCACCTACATGTTTCCACCAATTAAAACATTCTTGTGGCGTATCATAAAAAGACCAAAACCTTGCTTTTGGAAATAGTTCTTTTAACAATGGTAAATGATAACTGAACCAATGACTTTTAATAATTTTAGTTCCGTAATCCCAATCTGAAAATGGTGCTTTAAATTCTTGTATTATTTCTTCTTTAGTTAATGTATCCAATACGTCAAACTTATGTCCTACTGGATTATCTGGTCCCCAATAAGCACCTCGATGCCAACCAACAACTTGTCCATCAACTTTCTTTCTGTATACAAAGTTATTTTTATTATCAGATAAATTAATATCTTTGCATATAAGACTAAGCATACGAATTGCTCCACTCCATCTAGAACCTGGAGCTCCTGTAACTATAATTAAATCTTCGCCCTGGTATTCCATTAGTTTCCTTTATTAATTTCTTCTAAAACTTTGTTTGCAAGATATTCATGTGTCTTAGGTCCTGGGTGTGTTTGGTCTCTTCCTAAGTCTATCATTTCTTCTTTACTGTATTGTATTGATTTAATATGTGTTGGTTCGTAATCATAAAACCAATGCTTTCTTCTTTCATTTGGTTCTAGTATATAATATTGTGCATTTGGAAATGATTGTAGTAATGCTAATTCAAACATTTTAAATATTTTACCATTGCTTTGTTTAAAAGTTTCTCTAACAAGTTTTCTAACCTTTTCATCTTTTTCTTTTCTTAACCAAAATCTCATAAGCCAGTTAGTATCATTAACACCCCAAAAATCAGTAAGTATAACGTATTTTGGATTAAGTTTAAAATCAAATAAATTATCTGCCATATCTGTTAATGTATCAAAATCACTTATGTTAAAATGATTCAATGATAATTTTTTAGAAAGCAAATATGGTATACTCATCTCATACGGTATTCCAGTTCCTAGTAATAAACTTCCACCTGCAAATACTATACCAACATCAGTTAAATCATCTGGGCCTCTGTATCCGTATTTGTTCCATGTATAGCTAAAGTCTAATTCAGCATTATTATCCCAATCAAGTTCTTGTATTGCATTAAAAGTAAAATGGTCAGTTCCATTTTCTCCTATTTTACATTTGTTTCCTGTATCATGTCTGCCATAATATTTTATTGTTTCGTTTGGCAATCTTGGTTGTTTTTCAGATTTTTCTTTTTGATTATAAAAAAACTTTGGATCTACTTCAGGAAAGTCGTTTTCTATCATACTTCAATAATCCTATTAGGGTCTGGATTGTCAATCATGTGTTGTACTTTATCATTAATGAATCCAGTAAATTGAAACGTAACTCTTGGAGTATATCCAAAGTTAGCTGTTCCATGTGGCATGTTACACCAGTCGTATGTTATACACTCACCTGCTTTATATTGATGATAATATGTATTACCGAATTGCCATACATGTCCATAATCCCAATCTTGCAACATAACTAAAAATCTTCTTAGCTTTAAAGGATTTTTATCTGCGCCAGCTTTAGTCCATACTTCACGCCAACCGGGTCTTGCATATCTCATTTGTTGATCAATATGAATAGGAGTAACTTGTCCTAGCCTTTGAATATGTAATCTAGATTGATGAACATCTACTCCTAGTGCATCTATCATTCTAAGTAGTATTGCATACTCTGGAGATTCGTTACGTTTTGCAAAGTAATTCTTTCCATCTTTATCAAATTTTGCTCTAACGACCATGTCATGATACATACTACTTACATCTTCTTTTCCAGAAGCAAGTAGAACATCTTGTATTTCGCCATCATGTAAATCTTTATCTTGTTTGCTTAAATTACGCTGTCTATAATTTCCTATAGTCATTTCTGTTGCAGTTTTTAATGCATGTTGTACTGCTTCACTAAAATCTCCTACAAATCTACAAGGAACAACAAATGTTTCTTCATGTGGATCGGCAAAAGTATCAAAGTGCCAATCTGCACGTAATTTATTATGCTCCCATCTACTCGGAACTCCATCTACTTTAAAGATGTTATCCATTTTGTCATGTTTTTCCATTTGATCATTGCTATACATTTCGTCTTTGTATGCTGAATCAGTTTGTGTATTACCTTCTTGATGCGTATGTTCTGCTTTTTTGACCGCATCAACAAGGTCATCTATTTTGTCGCCACTATAGTAATTTTTATCTGTTTTTTGTTTCATGTTAATGTTCTTTACAGTTTGGTAACATACTAATAATTGTCTTTAAATTATTTTCAGTTAAAAACACACTCATCAATATATGATATATGTCGTCTGACATAGCAAAGCTACCGTGTTGTTTTCTTGTATTTAATATATATGGAACACCGGGTTTAAAATCTATGCGTTTGTTTTCGTATATAAAATTCCACTGGCTAACATCTGTTTTATTCAATGGAATGAAGATTCTAATTTGTGGATTTAATCTATATGCATCTCTATGCATACTAAAAAATGAGCCTGCGTTCATGTGTGCAGCTCTACATCTGGCTAAATTTTCCCATTTAGTAAAAAAATCAATTATTGATGGGCAATTGTGTGTATTAGTATTTGGCTCTTGATATTCTGCGTGTTTACCTTTGTGATCAAGTGTTAAATCACCTATTGGTCCTGTTAGATTTACTCCACGTTTTCCATTGGGTCCTTGTTCCCATTCTAGTTTTTTAAGTTCATTGATAGCTTCTTCTGAATCAAATTTATAATCTAATTCAAATATATCTCCGTAACTATTCAGAAGTGGTAGTAGATTTATATCTTTCATTTTTTGGTTTCTTTCTTAGTTCGTCCATATCTTTTATATGCTGAATACGCATAATTTGATGATACATTTTGATTACACCTTTAGGTGCATCTGCTTTCCATAAGAAAGGAAATATTCCATGTATAACGCTTTTAAATGCAATTACAACAAGTGACCAGCTATTCTTAAAACTATGCCATAAATGATACCAGTATCCCCATCCGGTTTCTACTTTAAGATGATGTACTGATTCCTTGAACCATTTTAACATTTATCATTCCGTCACTTTCTTTTTCATACTTGCAACAAACTGTTCACGCAACCATTCGTAGTCATTAATTTTGTTAAGAGCATCAACATCTTTCGCATGTTGTTCACCATACGATTTTCCTTCTAATGCACCCTTAATACAATAACGTCCAAATCTTGCACCGTTGTCTAATGTACACCATGCTTCTAATCTGTCTACTGTATCTTTTCTAGGACTATCTGTTTGCTGAATTCCACTTGAAAGTTTTACACATTCACGGAATGAACTACGCCATGTTCTGTATGGATCTTTATTAAATCTTGTGATGTTTGATACATCAGTAATTGGTTGATAAAAACTAACACCTGTTGTAAAGTCTGGAAGTACATGTCCTAGTTCTAATAATTGTTCTCTTGGAAATAATTTTACACCACCATATCCATATTCTAAATCGTTAATAGGATTTTTAGCACTCCACACATATGTTGTATTTTTACGTTTACTCATTGGTGGAATATAATCAAAACTAAAATGCGACATTACATCTGCATCTGCATCAACAATGTATACCATTTCTGATTTAGCTAATTCTGCAACTTTTCTGTGTGCGTTACCAATACCTTCAACATTTTTAACGTGTTGTGCATCTTTAAATCTGTTTCTTAATTTTTGGAAATTCTCGTCTGCTTCAGCTTCATGAAAACTAATCATAAAGATATCAAATTCTGCTACATGATAACTTGAAACAATTTTATTTTGTACTATAGTATGTGCTACACCATTAGTAGGAACTAAATGAATATCTCCCCAACTAACTGGTCTGTTTGTTCTTTTAATTACTCTAGGAAATGTGTGTATCACAGATTTTGCGATACGATCAGTTGGTCTATATTGCCAAGGAAAGTTAGGATTAATTTCAGTTTCATCAAATACTACCCAAGCCATGTCAGCTGTATCTTTGTATTGTGATGCTTCTTTTAGTAATTCTGTTTCTTCTGTAATTTTTGTAGCAGTTCTAATTATTGGATATGATTCGAACATAAATCTTTTTAGTCTATCCCAAGGCGTTACTACATTTTGTCCTTGAAACTCTTTACCTTTGTTATTAATTAAATTAATCATTGCAATCGCCTTTAACTGTAAATGCACGTGTTCCTATATGTGCAATTCTGTCACTTAATTCGTGACTAATATTTACTTCATATCCTGCATCATTTGCAAGGCTACAAAAGTATATATCTTCTCCTACAAGGCTAGTATATGTTTCATTATATTCTATCTTATAGTGAGGTAGAGGAATATTCTCGTATACTTCTCTTTTTACTAACATCATTCCACTACCAACTGCCCAAACTTTTTCAATTCCTGTACCTGTTAATACTCTACTATCTAAGTTTGTTTTGCTTTTAAAAGCAACAGGTCTGTGCGGTGGTACTCTTGTTGCATAATTACCAGCAATAATATCTTTATTGGCTGCTAATAATATATTTAGCGTATCTACTGGAAATTGCATATCAGCGTCTATCCACATAATATGTGTACAATTTGTTTCTAATGCTTCAGTAACAAGTTGCTGACGTTGCATTGCTACTTCGCTTCCCATGTTAAAATGTAAGCTAGTAGATAGTCCAGTCTCACCACACTTTTTTTGAAGCATGGCAAGACTGTACGCAAAAACCGCTGTAACATTATCTCGCACAGGAACACATATTGCTACATTTGCGGTGTTATTATTTTTGTGGAAATAGTTAGGTACGCTTACCATTAATTATTTTTCAGAAGCTAGTTCTGTTTGAAGTTCTGCTTCTACTTGCTGTACTTCATAATTAAGTTGTTTAGCGATAGCTGTAGCTTGTTTAACACATGCGGAAAATGCTTCATCTTCTAAAGCTACCATATAATTCATATGCTCAGGCTGTACTTTACCAATTGTTAAAATATCAATGGCTGCTAATTTTGATAGACGTGCTACCCAATATTCTTCTTCAGACTCTTCAATATTTGCTAGTAGTGCATCAATATCATGCTCAGCTGCAAAATCTTTATGAATTGCTTCTAAAACTGGTAAGTCTGGATGTTGTTGTTCACGTGCTTGCATAAGCTCCGTGGTTAATACTTGTGCTTTACGAGATGCGGTTGGATGTGCACCAAGCACGAACGTCTCGATTTCAAATCGTGTTCTTATACTCATTGTTTTCTCCTGTGTTGAGTTTACATTATTTGTAAATATATTTAGTTACTATTTTACAATAAAACAATGATGCTGTCAAGTGATAACAACATCATTGTTAAATTAATTCTTATGGATGTGTTGGTTCGTCAGTACTTGGATCTACTCCAGAACTCGTACCCCACGTATTAGGATTCTGCCATCCGCCAAACGTAGCCGATAAACTAATGTTTGTTGTTACTGATGGTGTAATAAACGCACCTAATTGACTTAGTGTTACTGTTCCACTTAGTCCAAAATAGTTACGAACTTGTCCCATGCTGATTGCTGAACCTGTTGCTGGTAATGCCATTTGTTGACTCCTTGCTTATAATTAACGTTAATCACAAGCATATTGCTTGCTTAACTATTTATCTATATGTCTCATAACATATAATAGTATATTACTTTGCTTTAATTTTGATATTAAGGTATTATTTGTAATGTAGATGGTACTAATTGTATCCAATTTGTTCCGTCATATCCTTCAAATATTTTAGTATCAGTATTAAAATAAAACTGTCCTTCAACCGGGCTAGCCGGTCTTTGTGCTTCTGTACCCTTTGGTGCTACCCAAGTTGTAGGTGCATTTGCATAACTTTGTAATGTAGATGTAACTGTAGTTATCTGTGTATTTGTATACGAATTTGCTGAATTTACCGCTGCTGTTTTAGTTATTAAATCTTGTTGTTGTACAAATAAATTAGATACCGCTGTTGTTGAATAATTTGTTAAGTCACTTGGCTGTATTACATTATTAGCATCAGTTAAGTCACTTATGTCTAATCCAGTTATTGTTGCATTAGTAACATCTATTGTATCATTAACAGTTAGTTCATCTATTAATGATTCATGTACAACTAATTGAGAATCGTTGTTTCCTGTACCTACTGTTAAAACCGGATCATTTGCTAGTCTGTCAGCAATGTCACCAAACAATGTTCCTGTTATTGCTATATTCTGTCCTTGCAGTGTATAGTAGCCTGTTGTATCAATTACTGTTGCTCCACCTTGCGATGATGGTGCTTTTATTAAATCAATTTCAGCATCGTGAATTGTTAATAGATCTCTTACTGGACCGGTGGTAATAATTGGTGTATTTTGAGTAGGTGAAATTACATCTCCATATAAGCTACCTGCTACATTACCTGTTAGTGTGTATTGAGGTTGCGAAGCGTTTAATACGGTTGAGCCAGTATTTGGATTTATAATGTTGCCCGTAACATTACCAGTAACATTACCAGTAACATTACCTTGTAAGTCGGCGTGAACAATAGGACCTGGTGTTGCATCATCTTCAATAATAAGTGTACTGCCGGTTCTGTCATAAACTGCACCGTTCCAATTACCAATTGTAGTTGTTCCAGTAAAGTCTGCACTACCACCAGTAAATGTAGCAATGCCACTAATATTAGTAGTGCCTGCATTTAATGTTGTTGCGGTTGCTGAATCAACTGTTAAGACAGAATCTAAATTTCCAG